CACGTTCGCTGCTGGTGCGATTAATGCGGCTGCTATCGCTGATGCGGCAATCGATGCTGCTACCTTCGCGGCCGGCGCAATCAATGCGGCAGCCATCGCGACGGATGCGGTGGATGCGGATGCGCTATCCACGGATGCACTCACCGAGATATTCACGAAGGTGCTGACGACCGCACTCACCGAGAGCTATGCGGCAGACAACGCAGCTCCCACGCTGGCGCAGGCGATCTTCGCGATCCAGCAGTTCTTACAGGAGCGGGCGGTAAGCGGAACCACGCTGACCGTCAAGAAGCTGGACGGATCAACCACGGCGATGACGTTTACTCTGTCTGATGCAGATGCACCGGTTAGCTTAACACGGGCCTCATGATGGATACCTGGCTTATTGTATCGCTGGTAGTGCTTCTGGTCGCTGCTCTGGCAGGGACGGGGCTTTACCTGTACCGCAGGCGCAGGCAAGCGGAGCCTGTGCCAGAGTTGGTGGTACTGGAAGCAGAGCCATTGGGCTACACCGCGGGCGGGGCAAGCTACATGATCACGCTGGGTATCGGCACACCAGCGGAGATCAGCGCGTTCATCCTCTTCGGCCTGGCGGCTAACCCAGGCGGTGTACCAGCGGCCTCGGGAGCGCGCTCGATGAGCCGGAGCCCGCTAATAACTTTTAGAAATAGACCGGGGGTGTTTTGATGTTTCCAGTGATATTCAGCAGGAACAAGAAGAAGGCAGCGGGTCCGACGACGCTTGTATACGATACGTTCACGGACACGGACGCGACCGCACTTGCCAGTCATACCATCGCACCGACCAACACGCCCGCGACAAGTTGGACGACAACATCGAATAAATTTGCGATCAATAGTAATAGGGCTGTTGGAACAGCAACTGCCGCTTGTTTCGCAAAAATAGACGCGGGGGTTTCCGATTGTATTATTTACGCAAGATTGGCCGTTAGCGAAAACTCGGATCATTCAATGGGTATAGCCGCAAGATACGCAGACGATTCAAACAGCTGGCTGTTCCTGATTAATCCATCTCAGAACCAATTGCAGTTATACGAACTGACTAGCACATCATACACTCTCCGAGCTAGTAAGTCGATGACAATTGATCCTGGCACTAATTATGACATGGTTGTTACCTTGAGCGGAAATTCGCTGACTGTGGCTATTGGGAGCGATTCGGCCACATACTCTTCGGTAGTGAGAAATACAGCTACGAAGTGTGGTATTTATGCACAACGGTCAGATAATATCTCCGCAGCAGATATATTCGATGAATTTAGGGTAACCGAATTAACATGACCTTCCCTGACCTGCACACCGCCTATCTGCCTATCGTTGTTAGCGAGCCACTGACGCCCGTTAGCCTGGGGGTGCAGGTGGATGCCCATATTCCCGACCTGGAACGGTGGATCGTGCCGGGGCGGATGTACCAGATGCCCGCACGCTGGGCCGAGATCGAGCAGGTGCGGGGAGAGTACCAGATTCCGGCGTATCTGTGGATCGACGCTCCCAAGATTCAACCGAATCCATGGATCTTGGGGACAAAGACCTGCCCGACCTGGGCGCAGGAATGGCCGGGGGTGCTGGGAAGCCCGCCGAGGTATGAGAACTGGCCGGATTATGCCGCGTTCCTGAACCACATGATCGATGAGCTGCACCCGTGGGGCGTGGAGATCTGGAACGAGCCGGATACAAGTCCTTCGGGGGCGGTGATGGAATACTTCGGAGCGTGGATAGACGACGGGGGCGATCCGGTGCAGGCTGGAATGGATTACGCGGAGTTCTGCAACGAGATCTACCGGAAGGTAAAGCAGGTCCACCCGGAGACGAAGGTGATTGTCGGGGCGCTGATGGGCAATGAAGGTTTCCTGCAAGGGATGGGAGCGGGAAGGATAACGGGCGATCTGCTGAGTGTCCACCATTATTTGCGCCCGACGGACAGCTTCGAAGACACGTTTACAGCGGCAGAGCACGCCCGGAATGTGTGCCGGATGCCGGTCATCATATCTGAGACCAGCATCGTAGCGCTGGACGACAGCCCGGATCACGAAGAGCGCCAGGCTGAATACCTGCGCTATCTGCGTGAGGTGCAGCATTGGACCGGGATATCGCTGGTGATGTGGTACAGCCTGTTTAACTGGTGGAACTACACCGCGCTGATCCGGGATGGTGAAGCGACGGAGGTTTACGCGGAGTTCGCAAGATGAACTGGTCAATAGTTTTATCCTTATGTTTAGGTCACATCTGCGATAGAGGCGTGTGATGCCAGTCAAGTCTGAGAAGCAAAAAAGGTGGCTACATGCCAACGAGCAGGACATCGCGGAGCGTTGGGAGAACGAAAGCAAGCCGCGCCGGGAACGAACGCGGTCCAAGAAGTCCAGGAAGCGCAAGAACAAGAGGTAACGATGACCGACAAGGAAGGACCGATCCAGAAAAGAAAGCCGTCACGCAACCCCGTCTCGAAGCGGGGGAAGAACTCAGATAAGCGGCGCATCTCACGTAAGGCGCTGCGTCTGCCCAGCGACACGGGCGAGATGCCGGGAGGCCTGCCGAATAAGAAGGGTGGCCGGAAGCGGTGACGTTCTTCAGTGCAAGCAGGTATTGGGACATCGGCCCGCTGTGTCTGAACGTCTATTCGCTGGCGGGAACGTGGATCAGCGCTGGGATTCATTTGTCAATATGGCCGCTGTATGCCGATTTTCATATCGGCTGGTGGGTTATCAGCTTGATGAGCCGGAAGCGGGGCGAATGGCTGAGGGAGGTAGAACATGACAACGCTGGCAACTGCAACGCTTGAGATTGCGAAGCTATTAGCGAACGTGGTAGAGGGCGCATCGAGCAACGATGGGCTGGCGGATAAGACAACGCTGATCGATACCGCTTTCGGGTACACGCTGGACGGGGTGAACAAGCCGCCGGACAGCTTCTACAACGGGGGAACGATCTGGTTCAGAAGCGTGACCGGACTGACCGGGACGACCGCGCTGATTACGGGCTATGTTCGCACGACCGGGGTATTCACCTTCCCGGCAGCTGGTGCGCGGGCAACCGCGGGCACTCTTTACAGCGTGGCTGACCGCCAATATCCCCGCTACATTCTGAGGCAGGCTGCGAACGCGGCAATCCAGGAGATCGGCGGGGAGGACTTGCAGTATTCGGACGCGACTTATGTCACCGTCGCTGACCAGGAAGAATACGACCTGCCAACCGGCAAGTACGGGGTCAAGAGGGTGGAGATTGCAACCTCCACCAGCGACCCGTACGGATACAGGGAAGTGGGCGAGGGGCACTGGCGCGAGATGAACGACGACATCATCTTCACGCCTGGGCATATCCCGAGCGCGGCGGGCTACCGCATCCGGCTGACCTACAACGTTGCGCTGAGTGAAGTGACGACCGACACCGGGACGTTCCCGGACCTGTATGACATCAACTGGATCAAGTGGGCTGGGGCGGCTTACTGCCTGGGCTGGCGCATCGGGCAGATGCGGGGCAGCGACCCGGACGAGATTGCCAGGCTGGGCGAGGCGCTGAACCGGGCTGAGGCAGCGGCGAGACGGTTCAGACCGAAGCTGGGCAACATGCCGCATGACCCGCAGAGCAGCGTGTGGGCTGTACCGGACACACGAAACAGCACGCGTGACGTCGGAGAGCCAGGGAAGGTGAGGTTATGACGGCGCTGGTGGACCCGGAACACGCGATCAACAGCGAGTTCGACCTTAACCTGACGCAGAGCGGAACCACGGTATCGCTGGTGCTGTGCGACGGGAGAGGAAAGCGGAACACGCTGGCGTTCACCCGTGACCCGATCCGGCGCAACAGCATGAAGCTGTACCAGGGGCAGCAGAAGTATTCGGACATGGAGCCGCCGTGGACGCCGATTGCCCAAACGGATTGGAGCGGCGGGCGGGGGAGCAAGGACTTCGAGAAAGACACCACCATGTACTACGACAGCATCCGGGTGAACACCGTCAGGCCGGGCGAGATCATCCTGGGACCGAAGGCGACCGGCACGTTTAATACCACGATCAGCAATGCAAGCGTCGGGACCATTGGGGGCCTCAGTCAGGTATCAGCTGCGACGGTGTATTATGCCTTCAAGTACACGCCCGCTTCGACCCTGACTACAGCGACGGTCGATATGCCGGTAAAAGTAGACGAAGGGCAGCTGTACCTGGGGATCGGACACATGACCGGGACGCCCGACCCGGACGAAGCAACGATTGACTGGTCCACCAACTACGCAACACCATCGGACACGGGCGGCATGATGACCTTCACGTTCAACGTGGCGCATGCGCTGACCTCCGGGGTTGACCACTGCATTGTCTTGAAGTGGATCACAACGGTTGAAATGGTGGACCTGGAATATCTGAGAAGTGCGACCAATAACTCGTATTGGCAAAGCACAAACGGGACGACCTGGAGCACTGTCACAGCCACGCCGCCGCCTGCATTTACGGCCTATCCGACGGCGATTGACACCAAGCCAAAGTTATTTGAATACAAGGGTGCATTGTACGCCGTATCGATCAACGATGACGCATCGACCAGCAAGCTGTATTTGAACGGGGATCAGGGCGTGGTCAAGACCGGCGGTTCGGTCACCTCAGTGATTGCCGATAGCGGGGTGAAGACCTGGGCGGAGGATGAAGCCATCGGCTGCGTTATGAAGATCGTGGCTGGGTCTGCAGCCGCACAACCACAACCCTGGCGTCCGATCACGGACAACCTAGTGACAGACGTTAATGGCGAGACGACCTTCACGGTAGCACCCGCGTTCGACGTTGCACCGGCGGCGGGGGACATCTTCGCGATTGTTGCAAGTGACGACTGGACCGAGGTGGTCGGGTTCGATACGAACTACAAGACTGCTTCTTCAGGGATCACCCCGCGGGTGACGGACGTGCTGGCGGTGAACGGTGCGGTCTATTTCGCGATGGGTGACGGACAGGTGCTGACCAGAATGTACGCCTATTCTAATGCCGGGGCGTGGACCTATGACTACTCCACGTTCGGAACATACACCGGCAGCGTAGCCGAGACCGGGAAGTTTACGCATCTGGCGTATGGCAGCGACCAGACCGGGACGTATATATTCGGGGCGAAGGGCGGCTACCCAAGTACCGTGGCGAAGGCTCCGGCGGTCGATTACACCGCGGCCAGTCCAACACCCGCGGCGCTGGTGTTCGCTACCGCCGAGAACGTGGGGGATTTGTGGGAACAGATTACTGGGATCGAGGTCTACGGGGAATACGGCAACCTGTTTGCCTTCAAAGAGGGGTCGATCTGGTTCCGCATGGATGGCAACTGGTACAAGACCGACATCCGCGAGATGGAGAACACCCGCGACAACCGGAACGGGCGGGCCCATATGGTCCACGGGATGTACCTGTACTTCTCCTGGCATAACACCGTCGAGCGCTATTATTCAAACCTGGTGGACGGGGTTGGACCGGAGCAGGCGGAGGTTGGGACACCGGACGCTACCAAGGCCGGGCACTTCTCCAGTCTGGTCGGGTATCCGGGGCTGGTGATCGGAGCTGTGGATGCGGGAACGAGCGGCTATTCAACCATCCTGGCTTACAACGGGGTGGGGTGGTGCGAGTGGTACGCGGGGGCGCAGGGCGCACGCATCCAAAGCCTGTACGTTCAGAGCATACCGGGGAATAAGGTGGACCGGCTCTGGGCCGGGGTGGGTTCGGATATTGTCTGGCTGCCACTGTCAGTTGATCCATTCAACCACCCGGACAGCAGCTACTACTTCACGGACAGCGGCTATTTGATCACCTCCTGGTACTACCTGGGGCTTCAGGACATCGACAAGCTGTACAACTCGCTCAAGATGGTGGTCGAGAACACCAGCTCCACCTCTGGTGCAGAAGAGCGGGTGGCGCTGGCTTATCAGAAGGACGGGGACACAACCTGGACGGATGTGACTGGCTACTATGATTCGTTCTCCGAAGAGCTGGACCTGGCTTCCACACCATCCGTTACCGGCAAGCGCATCCGCTTCAAGTTCACGCTGTCCAGCCACGACGGAGCGAACACCCCGCGCATCGTCGCAACCATCCTGGAAGCGATCACCCGGCTGCCGAACAAGTACATCACGACCGTGACCGCCAGGCTTGACCCGGACGACCCGGACGATTACACCAGCGCACTGACGAAGTTCAACGCATTGACCACGATGCAAGACGCGGTGCTGCCTGTGACGGTCGAGAGCCTGGTGGATATGCTGGACGGCAAGACCGCGTTTATTGACGGGCTGACACCGCGCGGCTACAAGGCGATCAACAAGAACGGGCGCACGTCCTACGTGATCCAGTTCAGCTTGATCGAGATCTAATGGCAGAAGAAACCGAGCGCTTTAGAGTTCAGGGCAAGCTGGCAACCGCACCGGAGTATAAAATCTCCGAAGCATTGACGACGCTCGACGTGCCGTTCACGTTCCAGTATTCGCTGTGGGGTGGGAACGTTGTCAGGGGCGGGGTGCTGATAGACTGGGTGATCTACAATCCAATGGCAAGACCGATGGAGCATTACGAAAGCCATTGGCACAGCGGGGCGCTGGGCGCGGATGACAAGCTGCGGCTGGCGAAGATTGCCCATTACTTCGGCGTGCCTGAGGTGATCCTGATTTTCGGGGACGAGGTGGACGGCGAGACGCCGCAGGAAGACGTGGTAGAGATTGTGCGACGGAGGATAGGCACGGCGCTATGAGAGAAGCTATACCAACCAGGAACATCACAGCGGCACAGACGACCCGCAGCACGCGCAACCGGACGCTTCGAGACAAGGAGACGCCGGACCGCACCATCGCATCAAGCTACTGCACGAACGCGGCGCAGACCATCTCTAATAACACAACCAGCATTATCAACTATGAAGACAAGCTGTATGACGACTATGGCTGTGTGACAGTGGGGGCAGCGTGGAAGTGGACCTCGATAGGGGTGGGGGTGGTATCGATGCTGGCGGCGATTCTCTATGACGCATCTACCGCCTGGGCGCTGCAAGAGGAAGCGTCGCTGATGCTGTATAAAAACGGGGTGATGGTGGCACTGTTGGACCGCAAGGATAACTTTACCACAGGGTCGTATGCTCAATATATCTTCTTGCACGGGTCATTCGAGGTTGACGTGGTGAAGGGGGATTATCTGGATGTCCGCACGATCCAGAAGTCATCCGCGGATCTGCCGCTGAACAACAATGCGCTGGCGAACTACGTCTGCTTCCGGCTTAACCGGCACGGGTGATGATCAGTATTAGTTTGATTATCAACATGACGATGGTAATAGTAAGGTTGAAGAAGATGATCTTCCAGGCAGTATCCATACCTGCATCGCTGCACATCCAGTCGCCTATTCTCTTGAACATTGCTAATCCTTTCTAGCTTACATCTGCGACTATCTCGCTGGTGATGAACCCAGACTTGTTATCCTCATAGGTCAGGTGGAGCCAGCAGCAGCCGAGCGGCTTGGGTGGCGCCCAGCGCTCGACCTGATAACCGCCAGTCCCATCCGCATATTCGTTTTTATAGCCCGGTGTTCGCACAAACCAGATCAGATCACGCTTGACTATGCCTCTTTCGGTCAGGCGTTCGCGCGCAATGGGAAGGACGAACGCGTCGTGAGTGTGGCCATTGACCACGATGTCCGCGTCGGGCAGATAGACCGACTGGCGGTTGGTTTGGATCACGCCGCGGGTGACCGGACCACCACCACCCGCACCGTGAAAGTATTTCAGGTTCAGGCATGACTGTTTGGTCTTGTGGATCTGGAAGCGGAACTTGATCCAGCCGCCGTAACCGCCGACCGCGACGCCGCCGCCAGACCGGTTCATGCCGTGGGCTAACGCGGTCGTCAGGTCATGGTTGGTGTACTTAAGCACCGCTGTTTCGTGGTTGCCCTTCCCGAGCAGGAGCCAGTTCGGGGCGAACGGGGCGTAGTCCTCGACCGCATGGTCCACGATCTTGTCGTAATAGTCGATCTTCGCATCTTCCGGGCGCACCTCGTCCATGTTCCGACGCGGGTCGAAGTGACCCTGCATCGCATCGAGGGTATCCCCGAAGTCGAGGATCAAAGCGCCGCGTTCCTTCGCTTTATCCAGGTGCTTGCGTTCCAGCTCCCGGTCGCATAATGGGCTGTCGTGGTGACGATCGCTTGACAGCATGATCCACTGTTCCCAACCGGCTGATATTCCTGTGAACCTGATTGTCAGCACGGCGGCGCTTGTCTGTTCAGTTGTGTGTGTCATGGGGGTGTCAGAACGTACTGAATGTCTCTATCCAACGTGGGACGTAGATCACCGCCCCCGGCTGGCACGCCCTGGAGCGGAGGAGGCGCCCCAGGACGGCCAGCATCAGGAGGAGGAGAAGAGAGAGGATGGCTCGTCTCATTACCATCCCTTCCAGTTGACTTCGCTTTCGATGCCGGTTGGTTCTTTTGCACGACCAAAGCGCAGCAGGTCCCGCACATATCGCCGCCGTGCTTTACTCAAGCGCCGCTTGTACCAACGCCCAATGTGTGGAACGTTGCCCCAGGTCTCAGAGAACGTGACCCAGGCCGGCTTGTATTCGTCAAAGTAGCGGCGGCCCATCATCTCACCACCTTCGCTCTAATGCCCAAGGCAATACTCCAGCATCGCTTCGGAAGCCGGGAACCGTCTGCACTCGTCCACGTCGCGGACGGGTGCGTACTGTGGATACGCTGTAGCGGTCTGTGTTGGACGTTCCGTCGTTGTAGGGGAAATAGTGACAGTATGGCTCGGTACGGGGCTTGTAGGGCGTTCTGTTGCCGTTACATGCCATTCTGGCGTAGTTGTCGCGATGGAAGTAGGAGACCGCGTAGGCGTTCGGGTGAATGTGGCGGTAGGCGTGACGGGCGGGGGTGGCTGAGGCCAGCGAACGAACAGGAACGCCAGCACGATCAGCACCAGGAAGATCAGGAACGATATGAACAGCGCTTCTTGTTTGTTATTCATTCTGACTCCAGTACAGCAAGCACAGCGACACGGCAGATAGCAAGGGGAGCGGCGTCCGCGATTGCTTCACAAACTCGATACTCGTCCTGCGTTTCCCCATAATAGTAAAACGTAGCGACCCAATATCCGGGGCTTAGCCCGTCATCGTCATCCCAAAAAACATGAGGACACCAATGAGGATCTAGCTCTCGCATCTTCTCTACCACCCCCCACGCGTCAGCGATGTCCTTCGAGAAGTCAGAGCTGTCATATTTATTTCCAATCACGAACTCTGCTATCCAGTCGTCCATCTGAAAGCCCGCGGGCTCTGCTAGTACCTGTTCGATAGTCGGTCGGTCGCTCATCTTTCTACTCTCTTTCTATAGTCTCACAGCAGCGGAAGCAGCCATACGCCAAGAACAAGGCACGCCAATCCAGCGGCGAGCAATGATCTGTGCCAGGCTGCATCGATCACACAGATCACGAACGAAGCAACAACAAGTACGGTTTCCATAACTTCGACTCCTTTCTATTCGGTTGTTCTTACGGAACGGCTACAACAAACTGCTGCGTTAGCAGCGCCCACAAGAATCCAATCACGAGAACGCCCAAAGCGGAGCCGATGAACGCCAGGATCTTGCCCTGGAGTGCAAGTGGCTTGATCAACGCTTCCAGGGCTTCAAGTCGTTTCTCGTGATTGGCTAAGTCGTACCTGTTTCGTTCTGTGGTGGATGCCAGTTCCGTATGGGCTCGGGTGTATTGAACAACAAAATCTTGATAGACCTTTGTCAGTTCCATGACCGATACTTTCAGTTCTGATATGTCGCAGCGCACGGTCTCAATCCTTTCCAGGATCACGGCGGTCTGCGATTGCGTTTGTGAAGGCGACGGTGATGGCGGCATGGCGGTTATCCGAAGATAGCGGTCTTGCTCGCGGAGTACATCCCGGCAGCAATCAGCCAGCCAACAATCGAGTAGAAGATGCTGGAGTAGATATGCTGTGCGGTGGACAGTTCAGCCGCACCCCAGATCAGGTGAAACGGCAGGAATAGGACCATCGCAATGACGAACGAGACCAACAGGGATAATCGCCCGGTTAGTTCCCATTGTGTTTTTGCGACTTGGATGAGGATTGCGGCGACAGCTGCTATTCCTGCCGCTGTGATCGGACCTGAAAGCTGCTCCATGTGTGTTCCTCCCTCGGTACTACTACGTACCGGTGATATTATACCACCTTAGGTATCTCTACTCCGTCAAGTTTGTAGTCCGCGTCCGCGGTGTGGATCGCAATGTCAACCGTCAGGTGATCGGTCGGTGGCGGGGGAGGGGGAGGCGGTTCGTCCGTCACGTCCGCTTCAACCACACCCAGCACGGTGTAGCGCCCGTTCTGCTTGTAATCTCCGCGCCAGCGCCAGTGTCCAGCGGTGACCGGGGTATCGCAGGTTGGGTTGTGGTCGTACACAGCACCTACAGCCAGGTCGAAGTCGGGCGTGAAGCCGAAGCCGGGGCCGCCAACGCCGTCCTTCATGTCCTCGACCGCCAGCCCGATCCCGGACAGCAGGCCTTCGCCCGTGTTCTTGACCTTCAGGTGGGCGGTGACCTTATCGCCTGCAACGGGCGGCCAGGGGGCGATGGTGAACGGCTCGACCAGCTCCATCTTGCCAACAGCGGGCGGCGGGCCTGGGTCCCGGTCCACGCACAGCAGGATCTCGGCGGGTTGGGCAGCTCCCAGCAGACGGGTGAACGATGCCCGCGATAACCAGGCTCCCTTACCTTCGCACCAGTCGAAGCCCCAGGTGTTAGGCAGGAAGAACGCGTTGCGCTGGTCGGACCACCAGTAGCTGAACATCGCATGGCCGCCGAGCATCGAGCCCCACGATCCGGTCTGCCAGTAGATCCAATATTCGTTCTGCCCGGTAACCGCGTTGCGAATCAGCTTCGGGGACAGCATCGCCTGATACACGGCGATACCGATCTGGATATAGATCCCATTACCCAAGGCCGTTCGGATGCTGTCCGCGTCATACCCAAAGCTGTAGGATAAGATCCCTTCTGCGACGGAGGCGGGCTGCTTCTTGCCGCCGATGATCTGCACGCCACCCCAATCCATAAGGGCCCGTCCGACCGATTGCATCGTTGCACCAGCGTTCTTATTGCAAGCGCTATCGCCCATAATGCGGCGGCATTGGCAGTAGAGAGCCAGGTAGTCGTAGAGCTTATCAGCACCCGGCTTGCTGTTGCGGGCTGTGGTAGCCTGGGCGCCGGATGCACCGACGCACGTACCACCCACTTGGTTGTAGGCGTCAACGATGTTCTGCCCGTCCGCATGGGTCGGGTAGTACAGCGGGTTCTCGACCGCACCGGCAGCGGGAACCGATAGCCCCCAGTTGTCCAGGCTGTAGAGCCGGAGCAGCTGTTCCTTATGTTCCGGCGGGGTCGGTATCCAGCCGAAGCGTTCCGGCGAGATGTCATAGGTTACGTCGCCACGCTCGTATTCGTTGTGCTTATTGAGCTTTTCGTCCCATTTCTCAGTTGGCATCATTCACCTCGATGAGCTTGTCCAGCTCTCTAACATATAGTCTCAAAGAAAAATCATCAGCCGGCGGCGGTTCGTCGCCGGGGAACGGCACGGCCGGGTTCCACACGTCGAAGTCGATTGCACCGGGCACACCAAAGCGGTTGTTCACAATGCCGGCTTGCCACACGGTCCACGATGGCCAGTCCGCCATGACCCACGGCTTCTCGACACCCCAATGGGCAGGCCAGGCGTCCGCTTCTTCTTTCCAGTGGGTTGACCGCTTCACGTAGTAGTCCCACCATGACTTGCGGGAGTAAATAAAGTAGCGTTCGGCGTTCACGAACGGCTTGCATTTGATCAGCAGGTTCCAGATCACGTCGGTGATCTTCGCTGAATCTTGCCCGTCCCACACCTCGCAGTCGAGAGCGAAGCCATAAACCGGTTTGCCTTCGAGTGCCTTCTTGATCGTGTCAAGCTGGTATTGGGTGGCAACGCCGGGACGCACGAAGTGGTAGGCGGTGAGGGGCAGGTGAAGTTCCTGGCACAGGGCGTAGGTGCGCTCAAACTTCGGGTCGTAGTAGCCGTAGCCCTCGGAGCATTTCGCAAGGACGAAGCGGATACCATCAGCCTTCGCCTTCACCAGGTCGATATCGCCCTGCCACTTTGAGATATCGATACCCCAGATCGGATAGTTGGTGAACACGGACGGGTGCGGCTCGACGGATGCTGCACCACGATTCTCCCAGATGAGAGTTGTCCAGTCGCCGTAGTACGGCACGGTAACGGGCGGCGGGAAAAGTCCAAGTCTTTGCAGAATATTCATGTCATCTCCTAGTTGTTGCAGTAGGTACAGTAGTATCGTTCGCTGGGCCAGACGACGGCGGTCATCAGCAGCATCCGCCGCCAGGACCACAGCACGCGGCGGTCTCCGTGGCGCATCAGCAGCAGGTGGAGGTCGAGGAGGGTCATGGCTGTTCCTCCAACACGGCTAATAACGCGGCACGACAAATGGCAAGAGGAGCGGTTTCCGCCCATGCATTCCGCCACTCGTCTCCAGCATAATGAACTTCTGCTCGTGAAAAACCTCCATGTTCGTACTCTAGTTCAAAGCCTTGCATTTTCTCCACTAACCGCCACGCGGCAGTGATGTTGGTGGAGTAAAAATCAACAACTGGAGCACCATTCCACTGAATAGAATCTTGAGTGTGTATCAGATATCCTTCACACATATGCACGTTTGGCAATCCCATCACGTACTCGGCTACCCACGCATCCATCTGCATGCCAGCGGGTTCGTCTCGTACCTGCTCAATAGTCGGTCGGCGGGTCATGGCTGCCATCCTTCAAGTTTGATAAATTCATGAAAGCCACAATCGTTAGAGCATACAACACTCGGATTTACTGTTCCATCTTCGGCTATTTCGTGATCAGACAGTGAACCAATCCTCCCACAATTCGGGCATGTAAAACTGGCTTTCCGCCCGCCCGGAGTTTGTAGACCTTTCCAGGTTCCCGGTTTATGGTCATTGTTCTGGGGGTAAGATGCTACGCTCATAGCTTCTGCTCCTTGCAAATAGAGCAATTGCAATAATTGTGAAATTGATTTTCTGGACTCGGTTCGCCATCTTCGTCAAGGTAATAGAAATTAGCGGCTTGACAATTCGCGAAGGTAAAAGGTTTGTCGTCACAACCAGGAACCCTCTTTAGTCTGATCTCCGTCCACATGCTATTATCGAACCAAGGGTCAGGCTGTACCCGCATAAATCGCGCCTTCGCTTTTCCTGCGGTCACTCCATGCACCAGGACGCACCACTCCGAATCGTCAAACTCGGCTCGATAGGCTCTCAGTATCATGGTTTCTTCTCCTTGATCCGCTTCTCGGCGTCGGGATTGCACGTCAGGCAGGTCAGGTAGTGGCCGTCCAGCCAGCCGTAGACGTGGGGGGTGTGGGTCTTGCACTCGCCGCACCAGAGATAGCCAACGTTATCGCCGTCGTATACCCGCTGGACGGGGGAGGGTGAGGTGAGGGTTGCGGTTGTCATGGTTCAGTCTCCTCTCTACAACTCGTCCGCTTCAATCAGTGCGACCAGCAGCTCCAGGCCAGCGGTTGGTCCCAAGTAGCGGTTGTTCTCGTACCCGCGCGCTATCCGCCGGGCGTGGAAGTTGGCAATCATCGCCGCTATCAGCAGGCTGATACCATACTGCGCTTCGGCGTCCATCTCTTCGTACAGCCGGATTGCTCGCAGTGCATGGATCTCGTCCGGTCTGGTCTCGGATAGCTTCTTGCGGATCAGGCCAGCAGCTGAGACCAGCGCCTGGTGTGATTTGCAGACCGGGTGGCCGTTGCCGTTCGTCTGCTGGTAGCCGGTCTCAGCACCGCAGATTGCACAGTAGGTATTCCGTCGTGTCTCAATCATGGTTCTCCTTGATTTGTGCTGCCCGTTGTGCGTATTCCGCGTAGCGCAGCGCTTCTCCGCTGTCAACCCAGGAGGCTGGGACGCGCAGTACCATCCATCCCAGCAGCGCCGCCTCGTTGTATTTGCGGCAGTCCTCAATGAACCCCGCGGGTGAGACATGACGACCGCCAGAAAATATGCCCCCCTCTATTTCAATCGCGATCTTCAGCTCAGGATTAGCGAAGTCCAGCCGCCAACGACGGGTAGGGTGGAACATCGCTTCCCGCACCCAGCCGGTAAGCTCGGCGGCCTTCAGCTGGAAGGCGAAGGCTTCTTCGTATTCGCTGCGTGCCCGGATGCGGCGGGTTATGGCTTCTCTCTTTCTAGGTCATCTTCGGAAAGTTCAACAACCAAGTCAAAACCAATCTCGCCCGCCTTTTTGTGAGCTTTTTCAAACATTGGTTCGTTGTGAGTTCTATGAGCTAAATACATTTGCTCAATCAAATTGGTCAGTGCGTCTGCCTTCTCTAGAAGTGTTGTTGGATTCTCAATTTCTATGCTCATCATCTCTACTCCTTATCTCTTCCTGGTATCCTGATTAGATCAGTCGTCAATCCGTCGATCTGAGATTGTGATAAGTTAATCTTCTCCCCGCGCATATCAGTTGGCATCTCGGGTATCATCATCCAATGCGTCACTGGCTCGGCTATCTGAAACGGGCTGTTGTCACCGTAAAACATGTTGTCAAAATACCAGACAGGCTCGGCGTTTGGAGCGATAGACAACCAGCACCGCGCTACGGCCAATCTCGGACGCTGTCCAAACTCGCGGGCGCAGACTAAAACCGGTTCGCTAATATTCCCAGGGTTAGCAGGCAGCTTGTCGTTTACTGATACCCAAGTCATGGCTGCACCTCCACTCTCTTGAACTCAATTACCCACACCCACGGATTGCTCGACCAGGGATAGCCGCGCTTGGCGTTGAGGCTGTCCCATAGATCGTGAAATCCATTTCTATATGACCCGTCCGTGTACTGCCGGAACTTATCAGATTTCGGGAACCACATCGCCGCTCCCTCGGCCTTTGCGTCCTCTTCGCTGATGTCCTGCAACCGCTCGACGCGGATACCTGTTATCTCCAACATGATCCGGCTTGCCCAGCGGGGCATAAAGAGAGGAGCCCGCCATTTGCCGAATTTGCTACACGTACTCCAGTCACATCCCTTTTCCCAAAGTTTGATACTTTCCTGGCCTTCGTACCCGTTGATCTCAAAGATTGTCCCGTCAGCCTCATACTGAAGGTAATAAGGACAATCGCGGTCATATCCATCAATCAATTTATCGGCATACCGCCACTTCTCTTTCACCCAAAGGCGGTCGCCAGGACTGCCGTACTTACACCTTGCGAGACCGCGCTGAGAATAAGCATCTGCGCTCATCTGTATCCATTGGCCAGGCAACCCATAGCCATCGAATGGGGCCGGTTCAAAGCGCACGCACCAAGGTAACGGTTGCGGAACTATCACCCGCCGCGTCATTGTCTTTCGCCCGTCCAGGATAGCGCGGACGGATTCGGCACTCATTATGATTGGACGGTCTGTCATGGCTCACTCTCCAATTCCTCTTCTCCGATATAGCACTCTGCTGAACATCTGCAATCTCCAGGCCGGACAACCTGCATCGGTGCGCCACAACGCGGGCACGTTGCAGACCAGCGACCGCCGAAGCCGTCCTCGATGTAGGCTTCATCACGCTCCATTCGTGGAACGCCCCTCAGTCTAGCCACAAGCTGCTCATGCCAACTGGCGACTTCCGGGGCCTCTGTGTCATCGATGAAGCCCTCCAGGGCGTTACTGGCGATGGTGTCTACCTCAGCTTCGGACATTCCGCGCTCCGTGATCAGCGCCGTCCTCAGCGCAAGTCGCTCTTTGTCAATGTCCACCAGCAGCTTGTTCGCCTGCACGATGTACGCTTCCAGTTCCCGCACCCGACCGTTGAGTTTCTCAAATTTTTCCCACGCATAACCTATCCCCCATGTATCATGGTCATGCTCGAAGTGCGGTTGATACTCGTCTGATTCACCTGCGCGGGCGGCATCAAACCCGGCATTGAATTGATCTATCTCTTCGGCGTAGGACTGCTCAAGATCGGCTACCCTCGCCTCCAACTGGCGTATTCTCGCAATAATCTCCGGTGCGGCGTTGCGGAGGGCGACTATCAGATCGAAGTTATTTTTGTCACAAGGGTCAAAATAATCAAAGGGATTTTCGCTCCGAACCACGACCTCGATACCTTCTGGGTCGGGATCTTCCGGTGCTTTGATAAGCATGTCTGTTTCCCCGAAGCGATCTCCTAACTGCACCTCCCACGGTCGCGCCGTCGCGGCTTGCTCCATCCGTTCCAGTTCGTCAAGGTCTATCATGGTTCAGTCTCCTCTCTCTGTTCGTCTAATCTATACGTTTCTGTATAGGATGCATACATGGTTCATGTATTAATTGCCCGATTATTTGAACATGATCCGCTTGTCATATAATATTCCGGGCTTTTTTTGAACGCGTCGCTTGTATAATCAGAATAATCATAGTTTGAACGGTATGTGCCATTCAAAATCTTTCTGTAAATATCTAACCATCGCGATAGGTCAATCATCTCTGCCTCTCTTCCAGCTTCAGGTATTCGTCAAGGTTTTGCATTATGCGCTTTCTGGTTTGCGAGGATAGAGAACAACAAACCAATAGCAAAGTACTCGAAGAATGGATCGCCGTGCAGGAGTGCGATTCCCGCAAATGTCAAGCATAATAGTGCTATTACAGAAAAGACTAACGCAAATATAAGGTCCAACATGTCAATGCCTCTCTCTCAGCTTCAGGTCCAGGTCGATCCGCCGGACGAACGCGGGCGTGTCCTGCTGCGCTTCGGCCAGCTTGCTCTCGTATGCCCACACCAGCCCGCACGTCTCGCACGATTGGCGGTGGTTGCTGATTGCGGACGCGGGCATCGTGCCTGCAAAATATTCACGCAGGATCAGGTGGTACTTGGCGCAGTATTGAGGTGAGTTCATGTGGCCTCCAGTGCAAATTGAACGTCTGTCATGTAGATATTTTGCAGGTCTGCGGCGAATCTGGATCGTGCATAATTCAGGGCGTCTTGTGTGTCTGCAATTACGGTAACTTTGTCGCCGTCGTGTACTGGTCTAAGTTGTTCTGCAATCGCCTTAGCGGGACGCGGTAAGTCGTTGAGAAACATTAGCCAGTTCTTGTCTGTAACTTTGTCTGGCGTATCTTTTGGCATGTCCTCGTACTGCGGCACGCCGGAGGTATAGTCTTTTTGTGCGGCAGGTGAAACCCTGGCGTTAGCGGCCTGGATGCGCTTGGATCGGCTGGTCATTACACCACCTTCAAGTTGGCCGATGGTTTTAGCTGGCTTCAAGTTCTGGTCGACGCGCCATTTGAGGGCGGCGCGGATGTCTTCTTCGGTGATTCTGTCTTTAACGAACAGGTTGATTGTCTTGACATCGTTCGGTGACATCATCAGTCCGGTTAGCTTTTCTACAAGATCACGCATCTTTGTGAAGTCGTCTAACTCTTCCTCTGTATGATGGTTAATATGATGGTTAAATGATGGATTGGGTGAAGTGGGCTTCACCGTTGGGGTGAAGTGGGCTTCACCGTTAACGGTGAAATGGGCTTCACCGTTGCTCTCATCCATCGGTGAAGTGGGCTTCACCGTTAGTTTGAAGGTGTTGGACATCTTGCCGTAGCGCCTGTCATCGGTTATCACCAGCTCGCCTTCTTCTTGAAGCTCTCTCAGCATTTGCTGGATGCGACGCTCTGTTACCCTCACCTTTTTCGCGAGGGTGGGAACACTCGGCCAGGCTGTACCTTCTTCGTTGGCGTGATCAGCGATGGCAAGCAGAAGGAGCAGGCTGCTGCCCTTCTGTGTCGAGTGTTCCCAGACTAGCGTCATTGCCTTGATGCTCATTAGTACTGTTCGCTCCGGATCTTCGGGTTGCTCTCAGTCATTGGCTCGCTCATGTTCTACGGTTTACTCAGTTTCTCTGGCTCGCTCGGTTCCATTGGGTTACTTCCATTCCTAGGCTCGCTCGGTATATACGGGTTGCTTTATATACATGGCTCGCTCTTTCTCTCTGGGTGTCTTCGGCTCCTTGGCTCGCTTCTTGTCAGCGGGTTACTCTTAATCTGTGGCTACAGCACTCCAGCCGAACTCAGACGGAAGGTATTCATGTTCATGGTTCAGCCGTTCATGCACATACAGCGGTCTGGTTTCCAACCCTTCCATCTGCCGCCACACAAGCCACAGATGGGACAGCCAAACCTTTATCATCTTGCGTAAAGCGGCATTGTGCTGATGTCCCTTCGTCCAGTCCGGGCGGTTAGCCTCGTAGTATTCGCGGGCGGCGTCGTACACGCTCCGGTACGGGCTATTACATCGCAAGAACGACTGCCCTATCAGATAACATGTCGTCTTTAGGCGGCTGTTATAGTGCAACTTCTCTCCTTTTGTGGGCTTCTCGCGTGCTCCGCCGATGACAGCGTATCCTGAATACCGCCATAAAGAACTGACTGTACTCGCCTCGCGGATATCGATCATACTGATCACCTTCGCCGCGAGAATGTCACCAACTCCCTTGATCTCGGTCATGCGTTCGATCAGCTCATTGCCTTTGACCATCTTGGATATGTCTTTGTCAAGTTCGTCTTCAAGACCCTGAAACCTGGACAGCCACTTTTCGATGACATCAGAGTCGCTGGTATCTGTTCCGCGTTCAATGGCGCTGATGCGGTTCGAGAAGGCAATGCGGTTCTTTTGTATTGTCCTGTCTCGAAGATCTACTAAGGCTCGTAATGTTGTCTCGTCCATGTGGGTTGCTCCTCTTGCGATAATAAAGGCCCGCACTCTTCCGGGATAACATCTTGTCGAGGGATGCAGGGGAGAAGTGCGGGCTTTTATTGGTTATCTTTCCTGACATCCTCGACTGTCTTATTATACCGCATCCGGTACGATCTTGTCAATACGGTATCATGGCCGGTCGGGCGGGAACAGCGCCATCACGAGGCCGGTCAGTGTGATGATAGCGATACCGAAGATCCACATGTGGGGGCTGATTGCTTCTAGCATGGCTGGTATCCTCTCATAACCTGTCATTCAAATGTCGTATTTCTAACTTGTCGGCCAGGGCGGACGCCCGGCAAAGCGACCAGATCAGCAGGTAGAAAAAACAGAGCGGGATCAGGCAAAGCAGGTAATAGGCGTTCATGGTATGGTCTCCTCTCATTAGTGCCCCGGCCTGCCCGGTATCACGAACAGGCTGGGGCGGGGGTGGTTATCCTTCGGTATAGCTGAACGGGCGTCCTTCAAGTTCCTCAGGCACAATCCCGTGGGTAGCTTTCTCTCGGTCGTCATCAATCGCCTTGTCCTGCTCTTCCAACGCACTTATGATCAGTTGCGCCGCATCGCGTGTCTTCTTGGTGGTGGCAGACGCTACAACGATACGAAGTTTTTCGATCGGGAGCGTTCCCAAAGGCGTCCCATTGTTGACCGTGACATTCCAGGCTTCATCCAGCGTGATAGATGGGACGGGTAGTTTAGCTGGGGGCTCGGGCTCCGGGGATGCGATGATGAACTCGCGTTCTGCATCAACAATCGTTCCCTCGATAAACTCACCTTCGCTTTCAACTTCATCGAGCGTCGCGGCATCGGATGGATCGAGGTAGCCCCATTTTTTAAGCAGCTGGCGCAGAACCGTTTTGCGTTCCATCTTGGCCGGGTCTGTTTTCCACGCAGAACTTGGGCTATTGTAGGATTTCGGATTATATTTCCGGGCGTGATCGTGGATCTCGCCACAGGTCATGTATATGGTCTTGGAGAAGCCGGTATACATCTCGAAGGCGGCGATCCAGCCGATAACCTGATTGGCCGTCTTACTTCCAGCGATCTTAAGGAACCCGCTGATGCGATCCTCATCGATTGTTTCGCCCGCGTAGATCGGACCGACATTGATATAGCGGTACTTGCCAGTGCGGACGGCCATATCTTGCAAGCCTTTGTAACCGATGATCAGGGTAGCTTGCCCCTTGAGTGGGACAAGATAAGCCTGACCGGTTCCGGGATCTACGCTCAGGCGCAGGGTAGCGGCGCGCAGTGCGCTTTTATAGATGCTTTCCAGCCTGCATTCCTGGAGGTTAGGATTGTCCGAGACTGCCAGCAGGACGCTTGAGATATAAGCGCCTGTCTCGCGGTTTCCAAGCACGTCTCGAAAGCGGGAACGGATGATGTCGTTCCTGAAATACTCCGTAACTTTCACAAGTGCCAGTTCGTCGGTCATTAGTAGTCTCCTCTTGTCTGGTCGATCCGGTTAGTTGTCTATCTCGTACCCGGCGTTGGATAGCGCCTTCTCGATATTGAGTTCGCCTACGATTGATCCCTCCAGTTCAGTCCAACTAAGCACCTTCCCATTCTCGTCGGAAGGGAAGATAAATGTTTCTGGGCCAGAGTATGTGCATACGGCAGATACGACAACGTACTTGGCTGGTAAGAGAATCGGTTTGTCATCCCAAGAACCGTCGTATTCAATGGGTGGCTCAAACTCGTACAGGATGGCAGTTCCTAGGAAATGTTTGGTTACGTTCTTGACAAACTTTGCTTTCATGTTCGACCTCCTTCAGTCCAGAATTTTTCCACAGTCGATACACACTTCCACGATGTCGTCATCGACATCGCCCAGCGTCTCGTGGTATCTGCCCTGGAAAACGGTGTGCTCGTGCTGGCAATAGTATCGCTGGCATGACGGGCACAGGTCATCGCCGGTGGTGCAGGTGCAGCTCTGGTTCGCTTCGTCCGCAGCCTCAGCCAGTGCAGCCAGGCGGTCGATCTCTGCCTGCGTGCCGCGCCCGTCCATGTAGCGGTTGACGGCTGCGTTATACTCGTACCAGGCCAGCTCGACGCTGGCTAAAATCCGGCGTGGTTTAGAGTGGGTTGGGGCTAGTTCTGTCCAGCCGTGCTGGGTGTAGATGGTGGTCATGGCTGCACCTTTTTGAGCATCTCGATCAGATGATTGGCCTGCGCATCCCCAGCCGCATCCCTGGCCGCATCCCAAGCCGCAGTCCAAGCCGCATCCCTGGCCGCAGCCCTGGCCGCATCCCAAGCCGCAGTACTAGCCGCATCCCAAGCCGCATCCCTGGCCGCAGCCCTGGCCGCAGCCCTGGCCGCAGCCCCAGCCGCAGCCCCAGCCGCATCCCAAGCCGCAGCCCAAGCCGCAGCAAGTTCTTCCTTCGAAGCCTCGCGGTTGGCATAGCGCTCAGCCACGTTGCAGGCGTTCACGCTCCTTGGATCTGGATCGTCCACCAGCTTCAACGCTTCCCTTGCGCACCAGACCGCGAACAGCCTCAGCGTGCGGTCGTCAATCCAGCCCTCGTGCAGCACTACCCACAGCCTATCCACCGCAGGGCACGCTTCCACGCACAGAATATCTACCGCATTGCCCTCCCAATCCTCTGGCAGGTAGAGGGAAGGGTCGTAGCAGGGTTCTAACTTGCGAATGTCGACTATCGTGTGGGTGGTCATTGGTTCCTCTCATTCTCGGGGTTTATCAGGCGGTATTTTTCCAGCTGATAGGCTGGCAGGTTGGCAGCCCCCAGGTCCTCGGTTTTGGCCTGGGCTGCGTTGTTGCGCGCCCATTCACGAATGATGATACGGAGGGCAGCGCTAAAGTTCTGCCCGTACCGCGTCGCCAGTTCTTGCACAATGGCGATGTCGTTTGGATATAATGTCACGTTGCGGATCTTGGTTAGTGTCTTCATGTTCACCTCTTTCTATGTGCTTATCATAACATAATGTAGGGTGTCATGTCAATAGGCAATATCCGTGCTGCGGGGAGCGGGTGCGGGTCGAGCTGACCGGCGGACAGGTGACAGCCAAGAAAGAGAAGTGATATAATAAGACTGGCAGGCCATCGAGGGCGGCGCGTCACTAAGGCGTGAGTGTCGGAGTAGACCTCTAGCCCATGCCGCGAGGTGTAGGCTACTAGCCTGAGGTCCGGGTGAAACCGGGGTGCATCAGGGAGTCGAGCGACCTGGAGCCTGCCTAAACAACAAAAGCCCTGGCATTGACCAGGGCTTTTTGATTCGGGAGGGGGGATATACACCTAACTGTGCGACAGCGTACCGGCAGCGGTAGATCGTACTGGTGGTATAATATCTACCATGATATTCGAAGCCGAAGTCAGGCAGGTGAAAACCATGGCGGACATGACAGTTAACGTCACGCTTAACCTGCCTGAGTACCAGATGGCCGAGGCACAGCAGCTTATGGCGATGATCGGGGACATGGTGCGGGTAGAGATCAAGCTCGCGATAACCGGAGACAAACGCGATGAGAGACGAAAAGGGTAGGTTCATACCCGGACATGAGCCAACACCAGGAGGCGGGCGGCCATCACGAACAGCAGAAGAAGCAGCGCTCGAGAAGTTCAGGGCGCGCTTTCGTAATGGGAACTTCGAAGCAGTACTGGATGCGCTCCAGCGGCAGTGTGCGAAGGGCAACATACAGGCTATCAAGCTGGTGTTCGATTACCTGCTCGGCGCACCGGCACAGCAGATTGACCTCAATGCACAGATAACGAGGATCATAGTCGAGCATGTCCGAGATACGGATACGAGTACCTAAGTTACACACCACCCAGGAGCAGGTACGGACAGAAGCAAAACGCTTTAACGTTCTTGACTGTGGCCGGCGCTGGGGCAAGACACAGCTATGCCATGACCTGATATTAGAGACGGCGCTCGATGCGGGCGCACCGGTCGCATATATGACACCCACTTACAAGATGCTTAGTGAAGTATGGCGTGACATCAGCGAGCTACTAGCGCCGGTTGTGCGTGACAAGAGCGAGCAGGAGCGCCGGCTGGAGACGGTGACGGGTGGGGTGGTTGACATGTGGTCGCTGGACAACGCGGACGCGGTGCGTGGGCGTGCATATAAGCGGGTCATCATAGACGAGGCAGCCAGCGTGCGGGGGTTAGAGGAGGCTTGGAACACGGTGGTTCGGCCAACGCTGATCGACCTGCGGGGGGACGCCTGGTTCCCGAGCACACCTAAAGGTATGAACGGGTTTTACAAGCTGCACCTGTTGGGGCGTGACCCAGCTAACACTGAGTGGCAGAGCTGGCACTACACCAGCTACGACAACCCGCACCTGGATCCGGCTGAGCTGGACCAGATGCGGGCAACGATGACCGAGCGGGAATATAGGCAAGAGATTCTAGCCGAGTTCTTGGAGGGTGAAGGCGTTGTATTCAGGAACATCGACGCCTGCATGTTAGCGCCTGTCACCAGCCCGGAGAAGCACGCAGGGCATACGCTGGTAGCCGGCGTGGATTGGGGCAAAGAGAACGACTTTACGGCGATATCTATTGGCTGTCACACATGCAAGGCAGAGGTTATGCTGGACCGGTTCAACCAGATTGATTATTACTTCCAGCGTCAACGCTTGCAGGCAGCGATTAGCAGGTGGGGCGTTACATCCACAATAGTAGAGAGCAACAGCATAGGCACGCCGATATTAGAACAGCTCCAGCGTGACGGGGTACGGGTGGCTGGTTTCCAGACGACGCTTATCAGCAAGGCAGCGTTGATCGAGGCGTTGTCATTAGCTATTGAGCAGGCAGCGATCCAGTTTCAACCAGACCAGGCCGGCCGGGCTGAGCTGGAAGCATACGAGCGCACCACAACCGAGACAGGCATGAGCAAGTACAGCGCGCCGGCTGGGATGCACGACGACACGGTGATAGCACGAGCGCTGATGTGGAGAGCGGTTCAGAACGCACCGAGACAGGCACGGCCAGCGATGAGCGACGATGCCGCTAACCGGCTGATACAGAAGCTGAGAACGAGGTGACATGGACAAGAATAAACTGTTTGGCGAGATCCGAACGTATTGCAACGACCTGAGAAGCAAGCACGCTGAACGCGACACGCAGGCGCTGGGCATGGAGGACATGTACCTAATGCGCAAGACGGCACACGATGAGGCGCTCGAGGCAATCAGCCCGGACGTGGTGCTGACCAAGAGCACGGATGAGCGGGTAGCTATCCAGGGCGTGCTTCGTCTGCTGACTACCACTGTGCCGGCGATCACGATGCCGCGGGATAAGAACGACCTATCGAACATGGACGCATCGGACGACATCGAACGGTTGGGCAATGCGCTGTTAGCCAGCTCCGACAAGACGACCTTGAAGCCGCTGCACTACAACGCGACGCTATGCGGCAGCCTGTACGATGAGATCCATATCCAGATAGTTTGCACGGCTGACCTGGTGGAAGCGGCGAAGGGTGGATCACCGGCGGCTGTTGCCAGGGCAGAGCGGGTGGCTGCGCTATCGCCTTACCAGTTCATTGCGCTGAACCCGAAGTCAGGCTACCCGGTGTGGGACAGCCTGGGACTGCAGGCGTACCACAGGCAGACGGTGGTCACGATGGGGCAGGTTGTGGACCAGTATGGCAAGGCGGTTGAGGATCTGATCACCAGCAGCGGCAAGACGATTGACGAAACCAGGCTGAAGGAGGCGACCCTCTATGACTATTGGGACACGACCTACCGCTGCACCTGGATTGACGGGTACGACAGGCCGATCATGGTAGAGGAACACGGGCTGCCGTTCATTCCGATAGTGGCTTCGATCGCTGAGGGCTCTGACCTGTTCGACAGTGCAGAGGACCGGAGGGAGCCATTCTTATTGACAGTATTCAAGAGCAAGCTGGACCAGCGGAAGACAGAAGCGCTGACCGCAATGGCAACGATGAACCGGGTTCGAGGGTTCAGTCCGACGCTGCGTTTCAAGCGCGGTGAAGCAGGCCAGGAGATACCGTCGGTATCCAGGCTGGGGCTATTCCAGTATGTTGACGTGCCGCCAGGTGCAGAGTTCGACGAGATGCCGCACGCTTCGGACCCGGCAACGATGGACATGCTATCTATCGCGAACGGCAAGACCGAGGCGGCGACGATCTATGCCTCCGTGTTAGGTGCGTCACAGTCCAACACGTACAGCCAGACGGCGTTGCTATCCCAGTTGGGACGGATACCGCTTGAGACGGTGCGGGCGCAGACCGGGCGGGCGATTGCGGACGCGGTGGAGATCGCGATTGAGTGGATACGGACAAACAAGGAGCCTGTATCGGTGCGCAACTACCGGAGCGGTGCGCTATCCGACATTGATCCGCGTGATATTCCAGAGTACATCAACCTGGACTGTAACCTGGACGTGGCGCTGCCGCAGGATAAGCTGCAAGCCGCTACCATCGCAAAGACCCTGCTTGATGCCGGGATTGTTTCGGAAGAGTGGGTAGTGGAAGAGACCTTGAAATACGGCCAACCGAAGCAGATGCAAAAGACAGTTCTCAAGGAGCGGATCATTAAGGCACTGATCGGGATGGAGGTGCAGAAGCTGCTCGCGATGAGCCAACAGCAGCCCGGACAGGTTCCTGGACAAGAAGGCGGACAAGTTCCCGGACAAGAACCAGGACAAGAAGCGAGCCAGATGCAGGGGATACCGCCTGAGATGCTGGAAGGCGGGATGGGCGGTCCTGAGATGGCGATGGGTGAACAGCAGATGATGCCAGAGGAAGGGATTGGGTTAGCGTGACAACAACGAAGGCGACCGTCAAGCGGATCAAGCGCGCCCTTACGAAGTGGATGAAGCCGCTGGGTTTGGAGTGGTGGGATGTAACAGTTGAATGCTTCAACGAACCAGCCGACATTCTACTGCATTTCAAAGCCAGCAAAGATCATATCGTTCCGGCTATCGTGTTCGCGGACTGGCAGTACGGGACAGCCACAATACTATTCAACGTGCCGGCGTTCGATGGAAAGAGCGACGATGAGATAGAGCGGATCGTGGTCCATGAGCTGTTGCATATCCTGGTGAACGAGATGCGCGAGGGCGAGATACACCATGAAGAGCGCGTGGTATCGCAGCTGACAAAGGCTATCTTCTGGGTGACAGCAGCCGCCAAAAAGGAGGGATGATGCTTGACATATCCGATACACGTGATGCTTTTCTTGAGGCGCAGGCTGACGTGGCCGAGGTGATGGCTGAGGTGCTGGACGAGTTCAACAGGCCGGACCTGCTGCTGCAGCTGTCGGTGATGATGGGCCAGATGCCGGATGGTGCATGGGATCTGGTTGGTGACGAGACGATAGACAAGATAGTGGAGGTGCTGCATGCCTGATTATTACAACCCGCGGAACCCGGATGATATTGCCGGGTATCAGTGGAACCCCGGAGGACAGAAGCGAAAGGCGGCGAAGCAGAACACGGGCAACCCTTATGCTGGATGGGACCCGGCTACCCAGCAGCGGATTAACGCATACTACAGAACGCAGGCGAACAGCTATCTGGGTTTGAATCCACAGTTGGATCGGTACTACCAGTCTCGTATGCCGCAGAACCCCCGACTGCCAGGATGGCAACCTAACTGGCTGGGTGGCGGGTATCGCAACAACGACCCGATGTATACCACACCCTATACAAGCATGCTTCCAGGCTGGCAGCCAAACTGGTTGGGTGGAGGATATTACACGGACCCCATGTATAACCGACCTGTCACGCTGAACCCGGACGGGACGATCAACACAGGCGGCACAGTACCAGGGTATCAGGGCGCAGGCAGACAGCCGAACAGCAACTCCGACTACTGGCAGAGTATCGCATGGGACCCAATCGGCGGCGTGCCTGTCCAGCAGGGTCAGTATTTGGGCGGGCGCTTCCGTGGCCCAAGTCAGGGAAGCGCAGGCGGAGCGAGCGCCTATATTCCAGGTGTGTCACCGGAGCCAGGGCAATATGAGAAAGGAGCACTGGCTGGGAAAGAGATGTCACCGTGGAAGGCATGGCAGGCGAACCGCAAGCGCCGCTTCCAGGATAAGTACGGGGGTGGTGGCAAAGGCGCTGGCATCAGCGGGGCAGGGGTAGGAAGCATGGCAGTCTGGAACCCATGACCCAGCAGCCGGGCGGTATTCCGATCACGCTTGGCGATCTCGCCAGGCTGAAAGACAGAGGGCTTCAGGGTCCTGAGCTTTACGCGGCTGCGGCACAGATGCAGCGACCGGAGCGGGCTGAGAAGTGGACACCGGAGAAGCTGGGCGGGCTGCGGGATATTGCGCACGGGGACAAGCGCGAGCCGTGGATGACGGATCAGGTTATCGGGCTGATCGATACGGCTAACGAGTTTTCAGCGAGCGGGCAGGTGCTGCCAACCGAGCTTACATCGTTCCTCGACACGCTGCCTGAGATCAACGCTCCAACCCTGCCAACCTGGGAAGCAGGCGAACTGCCTCCACCGCCGACCAACTTCGGGATGACGGACGAACAGCTTGCGAGCCTCCAGCCGTGGCAGCAAACGTCCATGAACGTGATGGGCAGTAAGCCAATGGGTGCGTTCACCACTGCACTGAGCTGGGCTGAGCAGAACGTACCAGCCTGGACACCGATCATGAACGCGCTTGACCTGCTGGCACGGGGCGCAAAGCGCACGGTGGGCATGGTGGAACTTGCGCAGTCCAAGAGCGTATCGATCGGCGACATCATGGCTAACCTGGAGAGCGCATGGACCGCGGCAGAGCAGGCGTACCGGGTGACACCGCTTCAGCAGATACTACCCGGCACTGCCATCGAGCAGGCATTGGGGGTGGGAGCAACACCGGAAGCATGGAAGTTTGGCACGACCGAGACCACGCAGTTGAAACCGGAGCAGTACGGACCGGAGGCGCTGGCTGAGTTCTTCCAGCGGCTGAACGGGGGCGAGGACAGGAAGAGCATCGAGGCTGAGTTCGAGGATCGCTTCGGCTACCAGGGCATGATGCGTGACATGGTTGGGATGATGGTGGCTGACCCGCTCAACTTTGCGGGTGGGTTCCTGGCGAAGGGCGCGAGCGCTGGGATCAAGGCCGGGCTGAAGGGATCGAAGGTGGCGCTGTCTGCAGAGACGATAGCAGACGTGACACGAGCGGCGTCTAAGGCGCATGGTCCCGTTGAGGTGGTGAAGCGCTTTAATGCGGCGGCTGGTGAGCTGCTCAAGTTCGATGAGTGGGACGGGCTGCCTAAGATTCTGAAGCGCATGGCTCCGGTCTACAACAGCGACGGCGTCGCAAAGATGCTGGATGTGACGAAGGGCGGGCTGCTCGACTTGACGCCTGAGAGCCAGGCGCGCCAGATATTCGACACGTACAACAAAACGATGCCGGTTGTGCTGGACAAGTTCGGCTATGACGATAAGGGGTTAACTCAGGCCAGGACGTTCCTGAAGGCGCTGAAGAATAACGATATTGACACGATGGCAGCGACCGGGATGCGGCTGACGGGTGGCGCTGACTTCGGGGTGGTGCAGGCCTTCTTGAAGGACGGCTCGATAGACGAGATGATTGGCATGATCGACGACTACCTGGACAACCCGCTGAACGCAGACATGCGGCGGGCGTTCCAGGAGGTGCAGGACGCAGCCGGATACGCAGGAGGAAAAGGGCGCGACCAGCTCATCAAGCTGCTGACAGACCCGGAGAAGGCGGAAGCGAACGCCGTGTCGGTATTGAGGAAGGCTGGTAAGACGGACATCGACCCCGGCACGCTTGCTTCGATGGGCAAGTATTTTGCTTCCAGCGAGGGGGCGGCGGACGGGCGTCAGCTGATGGGCAAGCTGTATGCCAACAGCTCACCAAAGGCGTTGCAGTGGGCTGCTGACCACGTGGGGATCACGGAGGACAAGGCGTTCGTGCGCTGGACCAATCTAATCAAGGCGGCACAGGGGCTGGTGCTGCTGGATCTGAACCCGAACTATCTGATTCAGAACTTCGTCGACAACAAGCTGAAGATGGTGCGGGAAGGGCTGGTGTTCTCGCGGCAGGCTGAGTATCTGCTTCCGGCCAGGGCTGCGAAGATAGCCGAGCGCGTCTACGGTAAGGGCAAGGTACCGCCGCGGTTGGCTGGTGGCTTCAGCGGAGAGTTGGGGCTGGTGAGTGGAGAGGATGCGATCCGTAAGGCGCAGCAGGTGCAGAAGCCTGGCTTGCCCGAGAAGATGACGGGGGCTATCAGCGGGGTGCGCAAGTACATGCCGGGGCCGAAGATCGCCGAGTTCATCGAGAGCCGGGACAGGCTAACCGGGAACATGGTTAAGTTTATGCAGACGTGGACGCCGAGCTGGAAGGAAGGGCGGGCGTATCAGAAGCTGGCGGGTAACGTTGAAGCGGCGCTGCCGGAGAGGTTTGCGCGCCAGTGGTATGACGTGATTAACCACAGCATGAACCAGGAAGAGCTGGCTGCCGGGGTAGATAAGCTGTTGAAGGGCGTCTATACCAAGACCGCGGAGGACATGATCGACGAGGCGCTGCGGTTCATCAACCACCCGAACCCGTCGGAGATGAAAGGGGCGATGGTAACGCTGGGGCTTGATGAAGCACTGGCAAAGATACCGATGAACGCTGGACCTGATGATGTGCGCAAGGCGTTTGGAGATATTTACGACAGCATCGAGGACCAGGCACGCCAGTACCACAAGAGCTACATGAAGGGTTTGCGCGAAGAGATGGCGAACCTGGGCACGGTGGAAGGGGGGATGGGTTACTGGGAAGGGTTCGACGAGGTGGCGCAGATGCGCTTCGACCAGCGGATGCAGGACTGGCGAGCGATGCACACCATCATGGACCCGGAGAACTTCATCAGCAGCGAACACCGAACCGCTGTTCTGATGCGCCAATACGATATACAGCGCAGTGCGTGGCACAGGCTGAACGAAGAGACGCGTGCTATCTATGACGAGACTGTAAAACATTTTGGTGCGGACAGTGAGATGGGTGCGTTCCTGAGTGACAACCTGAAAGCGGACGAGAAGATCTGGTCCGACTTCTTCACGAACAAGCAGAAGCAGATCACGAAGATGTCTAAGCTGAAGAAAGATCCGGCTGATCCGTTCCAGCGTGAGGCATGGGCACAGTACAACGCGGACATGAGCAAGGCATACGAGGAGGCTTATAACGCGGCGATTGAGTTGCAGAACGCCAGGGACATGCGGCTTGCGGATGTGTTCGTTGCGAAGTACGGGGAGGATATTCGCCCGGCTGTTGAGAAGTGGCTGGGTGGCGTAAGGAAGCTGGACGCAGAGGCATACGAAGGGATGCTGGCCCACTATGACAGGGTGAAGAGCATGCCTGCGGGGATGCGAGAGGCGGAGTGGGAGAAGTTTTTGAACGAGAACCACTACCCGCGCATGGCGAAGCGGCTGGCTGATAACCGGGAAGGGGCGCGCAGTGTGTGGCGTCAGGCGCACCAGGCGGAGCTTGACCCGTACCGGAATATCATGGGCGTTACGGATGCGCCCGAGCCGGTACGGGTGGAAGATGTTCAGCCGGACTCGGAAATAAGCATATGGAATAGACTAGCACCTCTTACACAAGATGAGTTTGCTGGTCTTGACTTCAAAGTCCCGGAAGGTGGTTCAAGTAAGACGCCTAAAACTGTATTTGGATGGGATCGAGGCGAATACGAAACGTTATCCGACCTTGCCGCAGGAGATGATACATTCCGGTTTAATGAGGCGCTTGGAAAGGGTTATGAATCAGACACACCAAATACAATGCGTCTTGCTGGAAAGATCAAGAGTGGAAACCAAATTACGATTTATCGGGCGTCCGATGTTGGCGATATTTTACCGGGATCATACGTTTCGGAATCAAGAAAGTACGTTGAATCACATGGCGAGAATATTATCAATGCCCCATATGAAATATTTTCGATGGATGTTTACCCAGATGAACTTATGACGTATGGGGACCCACATGAGTTTATTTATATTCCACGAACAAAGGAAGCTGGGTATCAGCGTTATTTAGATCAGTTTGAGCGTGGCAATAAAGAAGCAGCGAAGCTCGTCCAGCCCGCAGACGCAGGCCAGGCAGCCGTCCGTCCGTTCACGGATGCGTTCAAGGCGTGGTTCGGCAAGAGCGCGGTGGTGGATGCGGACGGACAACCGCTGCGGGCTTATCACGGAACGACGGCAGACTTCGCACAGTTTGACCCAACGGTATCGAAAGCCACGGATGACGGCTTCTACGGGAAAGGTATTTACTTCTCGACCGATCCCGAGATGGCGGGGGGATATGCTACCCGTGACCTGGGGGAAGGCGTTGTGCCGGGCGGGAACGTCCGGCCCGTGTACCTGAATATCGAAAACCCATTCAAAACCTGGGACATGCAGACTGTCAAGCGCCGCTTCGGTGAGACATCCGCGGAACAAACCACTAACATGAAGAAGGCGGGCTACGATGGGGTATTCAAATACGACGAGAACAACGTCATCACCGAGATCGTTGCGTTCGAGCCGGACCAGATCAAGCCGGCATTTGAGGGCTTTGCAGATATGCGAACCGTGGACCTGATTGGCAAGGCGCCTCCCGGAACGATGCCAAGGCAGGACCCGATCGCCAAGATATTCACCCAGGGCATTGACCAGCAGATGCGTCCGTTCCTCCGCCAGGTTGAATCGCAGTTCTACAATGCACCGCGCAAGGTGGATTACGGCGAACTGACATCCGACCAGATCCGGGTATTGCGCCAACATGCGGATGCGGCAGCCGGCTCGATGTCTGACCTGAAGCTGGCGGCCACCAAGTACGCATCGATTGCCACGGACAACGCAATGCTGGATTACTCCCGCAGGTACGGGTTCGACACCTACCTGTCGGGCATATTTCCGTACCAGTTCTGGTACACACGGAGCGCGATGAACTGGGCGCTGAGTGCGATAGACCACCCGGCATGGTACGCACAGTGGCACAGGCTACGTGAGATGCAGGATAAGCTGATGCCAGGACAGGACGGCTTCCCGTCCAGACTGGCGGGCAAGATGCAGATCCCGATCCCGTTCATGCCGGAGGGCTGGGGCAGCTCGATCTACGTTGACCCGATGCACAACATCTTTGGGTTCGAAGGCATGGCGAGCCAGGTTGCACGCCCGCTTCAGCGCGACCAGATGAACAGAGAATCCAGGGCTCAATACATCCTGGAAGATATGATGCGCACCGAACAGATTACTCAGGCGCAGTATGAAGCGGCGGTGAACTCGAAGGGGCTGGATGAAGTTGATCCGCTCTGGGCGCAAGCGATGCAGCAGGCTGAGGCGGAAGTAGAAGCGGAGATCGCCAGTCCGCTGGATATGATTTCCACGGTAGCTACGCCGAGCCTGCCATTGCAATGGGCGCTGGAGCGCATGGGCCTCCTGAAGAGCCGCAACCGGGGGATTGGTACGTTACCGCTGGTATCCACCATCCAGAACGCAACGTCGTTCATCGAGCCTGGTGGGGTGAACGTGTACCAGAAGTTCCAGGCGATGATCGGTGCGGCTGAAGGGAAGGGGACGAAGAACGCCCGCGGCTTCCTGTGGGACTACTACGTTGCCAGGGAACTGAGCAACATGGCGGCGCAGGGTGAGGACGTGGAGGCGGTGAAGCTGGCGATGGTAGATAAGACCGGACCGCTTTACGAGCAGGCGGTGGATACAGTTGGCAGGCAGCAGGCGGTAAGAAGTTTCGCGTCAATCCTGTGGACCGACTTCTTCCCGGAAGGGGAGCAGCGCCAGCGAGCATTGAAGTTAGAGTTCGAGAAGGCAGCGGACGCCGGGAAGATGACCGAGTTCTTCGACAAGTACCCGGAGTATGAAGCCCGGATGCTTTTGAATAAGTGGGAAGACCCGGAACAGACGCTGCGCTATTTTGAGCGGAGCGCAATCTGGGACGCGTATTACAAGCTCGATCCATTAGAACAGCGGGCGTTCATTGACCAGAACCCGGACTTCGAAGATATGTTTTTGAACAAAGAGACCCGCTCGTACGATAGCGTTACGACCGAGACGATGACCAGTTGGCTGCGCACGATGAAGGGAGTCGTGCCCGAGACTGCACCCGCCACGCCGCCGAGTACCACTGAGCTGCCAGAAGCAGATATCAACCAAGCGTACAACGGATACGTTGCGTGGCGGGACAGCCAACCGGGATACCAGCTTTACAACGTGATGAACAGCCTGCCGTATGCGATGCAGGCAAACTTCAGGATGCAGCACCCGGAGGTGGTGCAGTACAAGGATGCCCGCAATATCTTCCTGTCACAGAACCCGGAGCTTATTCAGTATGTGATCAGCGACGACAACAAGCTGGCCGGCGCACCGCCCGATGTGCAGGCTGAGGTTTACAGGTATGAGGCGGCGAAGTCGCTCGAGTTCCCGATGATCCAGCTGACCAACGATATGTACTGGAACCTGGGCAAGAGCGAACAGCGGGCGTTCCTGCGTGCCCACCCGGAGCTGAAGGATTACTGGGATTGGGAGAAAGAAGCGGTGAAGTATTTATCCGCACAGGCGTTCTACTACGTGAAGGGTGAGAGCGGGATCGAGAAGCTGCGCCAGGGGGACGATTACGAAGCGCCATATTACCTGGACTTCGATAAGTTCAGCCCGCCGCTGGTGCTGGAGATTGCGCGGGAGACGCTGGTGGGTGGAAGGATCGGTGCGGGTGCGACCCGTGCGCTGCGTGCGATCTGGGAGGGGGAAGGGAAGCCGCTCCAGTCGTTCGATGCGTGGCTGGCAAGAGTGATGGATGAGTTTAGTTGGCCGCGCTGATGGTATAATGGTTGCGATAATGTACTCGTTGTACGTTATCGTATCGAAGAGACAATAGCAGAAACGGAGGCACAGATGGACAACGGTTATCAGGGAGGCGGTGCGTCGCAGGTTGAGCCAGGGCAGGCTCCACCTCCGGCCGTTCCGGTAACGGAACCGCAAGCGGGCGCAGCTCCACCTGAACCCATTACCAAAGCTGACCTGGAACTGTTCAGCAAGAACCTGAAGGCTGAGCTGCTCCACGTTATCAGCAGTCAAGCAGGACGAACCGAAAGCAAGCTGAGAAAGGAAGTCGATCAGCGCGTAGCCCAAGCGGAAGCCAACCTGAACCAACTCAAGGCAGACGGGTACACCGTCACCGACGAGGACTTCAAGCGGGTCCGCAGTCAGGCTATCGTTGACGCATCCATGGGGAACACGCTGCAAGCTGCCACGCAAGCCGCGTCCCAACAGCCAATCCGCTCGCCCGAACTCCAACAGATGATTGACGACACCAACAGACAGGCGAAAGAACTGGAAGCCGAGTACGGGGTAACGATAGAAGCAACCGACCAGGAATATGCGGACTATGTTTCTCCATTCGAGAAGCATCCGAACCCGCAGGTATTCTTGAAGCAGCTCCGTACCGCCCTGGAAGAAAAGGCCGCACGAACGAACGCCGCCCCTCCAAAACCAGCGCTGCCTGGGAACCCTCAGGCCCGCACGCCTGCGCCGATGGGCGCGGGTGGTGTGGGACGTGAGGATGATCTCAACAAGCGGCTGCAATATATCCAGAATGTTGACCCGTTCAAGCGAGACGTCACACTTTCCAAAGAACGAGCGGAGATCAACAAAGAACTGGAGGCGTTGCATCGCAGCAGACGATGACATAGGAGGGCTAGATGCCTCAAACTACTTCTTCACCCAGCATCAGCTCCATCATATCCCGGTACAACGAGAGCTTCCTGGAGGGGGCGAAAGCGCCCATGCTCTATTCACAGAGCGCCCTGGATTACACCAGCTTTACCCCCGGAATGTCGATGGAAGAACTGATGCGAGCAAGCACCGTGTACGTTCCGGTGCAGTCGGGTATGTCGGTCGGGACGACCGCAATCTCTCAGACCTCAGACCTGACCCCGCAGTCCATCTATGATGCGACTATCAATATCAGCAAGACCAGCCGAGGCGAAGCACTCCAGTTCAGCCAACAGCTGAAGATCGAAGCCTTTGACCAGTTCACCGCCAACTTCTACAAGATCATCGGCGAGAACTGCATGGAATCCATCGAAGCGCTGGCAATCAGCGTGGCATTCGCCGGAACGTTCTATGATCGGCCCGCCGCACGCGGCAGTCTGGACGCCGGTACTTCGGCACATAACGCAAGTGACGCAGTTTTCCGCCGAGCGGCAGGACTGTTCGCATCCATGCGCGTCCCTGGCTGGGAATCTGCGAATGGACCCGAGTGGGCTTGCTACATGCACCCATGGGTCTCCCATGACATCCAGGAAGCTGGCAAGGTTGTGTACGTGGGGGAATACCAGAACAGCAACATCATCTTAGCCTGGGAACTCGGAAAGATCGGGCGCTTCAAACTCGTTGAAAGCCCCTATGCCAAAGTGTTCTTCGGCGCAGGTGCAACTCACGATACCGAACAGGCCACCACCGTTGGAACCGCATCGAACCCACTGGCTACCACCCTCGTTACAACCGACGACAAAAGCACCAACATCGCCAAAGGGCGGCTGTATAACATCGGAACGGAAGAGACCAGCACAACCTGCTACCCGATGAACGAGCAATTCCGGGCGCTCTCTGCCAGCACCACAACCATTACCCTGAACGGGCAGGCTGCGAACGGCGGCTTGAAGTACGCGCACGCGGCCTTGGAGGCTGTCAACAACAACGACAGTGCATACACCATGCTGTTCGCCGGACCTGGATCTCTGGTTCAGATCTACGCGACCGACCCGGAGAACGGGGACCCGGATGCGCGGGCTGTGCCTGGCGTGAAAGGTGCTGCCATCGTTGGCCCGTTGAAGACCGGCCTGGCGCACCAATGGGACAGTCTGGCGTGGAAGTACTGGGGCAACTTTGGCCTTGTGGCGCAAAAGTACCTCTATCGCTATGAATGCAGTGTAAGTTATGAGCATTCAACGTGATTTTCATTTGTTTCTGTCTACGCAATAGGATTTGCACATGGAGCCTGTAGTTTACGCCATCAAGAACCTGAACGACATGAAGATGTATGTCGGAAGCACGGTCAATAAGTCCGTGCGCTGGCAGACACATCGGACGTTGCTCAGACATGGCAAACACGAGAACGGCTTCTTGCAAGCGGCATGGGATAGAGATGGTGAACCAGCCTTTGTGTTCGCCGTTCTGGAAGTAATAGACGTACCTGGTCAACTTGCGGAACGCGAAACCTGGTGGCTAAACCATCTCACACCTTATGGTGTCTATGGCTACAACATTCTCAGAACGGCTCATGATGGCACAAGAGGGTATAAGTTTCCCGATGAAGTGCGCCAGAAGATGAGCCTTATGAGGAAGGGTGTACCTAAGTCACCGCGCTCTAAGGAACACTGCGAGAACATCCGCAAGGCGAAGTTGGGAAAACCGCACCCCGTAACATGGGCTATACCCCCTAAGTCGAACGAGACACGGGCGAAGTTGTCTGCCTCGCATATTGGGCGACATGTGGGTGAAGCTAATGAAAAAGCAAAGCTCAACGACGATGCAGTTCGCGACATCCGCAGACGGTTGGTTGATGGCGAGAGCGGTTTCTCGATTGCCAAGTTCTATGGCGTACACAGGCAGGCGATATACAGGATCCGAGACAGAATCACATGGAAACATGTTAAGGAGTAACAATGGCTGAAGGAAACGATACCTATTTTGGACTGGGTGTCCCGCTGTTTGGCGAGAGCGAGATCAAGCAACTCGCTGGCGATGAAGCGGTAGACATCCTGACTTTGACCGGATCTACCGGAACGCTGACCGGGGATTTCCTGGTCGCGCAGACCGGCTCCGGTACGGAAGAGTTTGTTGTCAGCGCCTCGGGCGGGGTCACGGCACACAGCCTGACCATCGAGGGAGTGACTGTACTCAGCTCATCGCTGACGGGCACACAGGTCGGCTTGGTACTGAGCGCAACCACAATGGTTGGCGCACTGACCATCACGGCCTCCAGCTCGGGCGCAATTGCAACCGGCGGGACTGCCGTCAATGCAATCTACGTTTCCGGCGGGTCGAAGTCTGTCATCAACGCCGTCTTGCACTACAACAACGGCGACAACGCTTCGGCTCAGACCCTGCTGGCGACGAGCGGCTCGATCCTACCGGCGGCATTCCTGGCGATTGGATCATCGGCTGGTTACTATACCGGCGCGGGGAACGTGTCCGGCGCAATCGGCACGACCATGTTTACCGCTTCTTCGTCCTACTACCTGACCACGGCGCTGGCGACCACCATGCCGCTTGCGCTGCTGAAGGTGCTGGCAGGCTCGAAGGCGTTCTACATCCCGATGCTGACCGACACGATGATCACTGCGGCATAACCAACACTTAGACTGGGGGCGCTACGGCGCCCCCATAGTGGAAAGGACAATTGAATGAAACTCGAAGTGCACGAGCGACTGGCACTCCCTAACCTGCTTCCAACAGAGGGAGAGTACGCTGCATTGAAGACTCTCCGGCAGGCACGGGAGATGTTTTCGTTTACCCCGGAGGAGGTGAAGTTCTACGAACTGCGCACCGATAAGCAAGCGGACGGGACGAGCAAGGTAGTATGGAATGTGGATCGGGCGCGCGAGCAGGTGAAAGACTGCCCGGTGACCGAGTACATCATGGATGTCATCCGCACCAGGCTGGTACAGATGAACAACGACAAGAAGCTGACTGAAGGTTACTTCAGCTTGTTCGAGAAGTTCGTGATGATGTACAAATGAGCAACCAGATCCCCATCATGGTGGCTAACGACAGCGACCGGTGCAACTGCCCGACCTGCGGAATGGCGGTGCGCCTGGTGCGCCGGACGACCGGCGAGGCTGACCACTACGAAGCTTTGATTGTCGGAGAAGATGTGGCGAAGGTGCTGAGACCGCAAGACCCGGAGATCGCCAAGAGACTGCGTGAGCTGCGGGCAGGAAAGAAGACCGTGGCAATCGTCGGCATGTCGCCCACATCCTGTAGCCTGGCACCGTTCGATGATATGGGATGCGAGATATGGGGGCTGAACGAGACCCACGCATTCCCGCAGTGGTTCAAGCGAGCGGACCGCTGGTTCCAAATCCACGATAACGAAATCTGGCACAGGCTGATTGCCAAGCGCAACGTACGCGGGCACATGGACTGGCTGCGCAAGAACCCCTGGGACATCCCCATCTACATGCAGTACTACAGCGAAGAAGTGCCGAAGTCTATCGGCTACCCGCTGCATGAAGTGGTGGAGCTGGTGTTTAAGAACTTCTGGCGGGGAGACAAGAAGGTCAAGTATTTCACATCCACCTTTGCCTACATGATGGGGATTGCCATCCTGGAGGGGAGGGAGCCGGACAAGCCGGACGTGAAGCCGTTCGAGCGCATTGAAATATACGGCTTCGAGATGGCGGACGACATCGAGTATGTGAAACAGAAAGCGTGCGCCGAGTTCTGGATTGGATACGCGATGGCGCTGGGTATTGAAATCTATACACCGCCCAACTGCCAGATCCTGTATTCCGAACTCTATGGCGGTAACGAACAAGGGAGTGGGTGGTGAGATGGCAGATAAAGAACATCCGCTCGACTTTGAAGTAGTGGAGCGCTGCCCGCTGTGCGGCGGTGTGGGTGTTTACTACGCCAGCAGCAACAAGGACAAGCACGTCGTCAACATGGACAAGTGCGTGGAGTGCGGTGTGCTCTACCAGAACCCGCGCATGACAGAGAAGTCCAGCCTGGAATACTACGCCAGCGAGAACTACCACCGGGAGTATTCCCCGAACCCGATGGGGGCACAGATACGCACCAACCGGGTGATGTCCATTCTGCAAGGGATGGAGCTGGAGCCGAAGCGTGCACTGGACTACGGGTGCGGGCGGGGCTATCTGCTGAGAGCCATCGAGGACTACTGCGGATCGGAAATCCTGGGCTATGACATATATAACTTTCGCAACAGCGTGCTGCGGGAAGAGAACAGGACCGGCGACCGGGACAGCATCGAGGGCAAGTTTGACCTGATTACCTGCGTGCATGTCCTGGAGCACCTGTACGACCCGCAGGATGCGCTGAACTGGATCAAAGAGCGAATAGCGCCAGGCGGGACGGTGTATCTGGAAGTTCCGTTCGACGGGAAAATCTATCTGCCGCACGTCTATTGTTTCGATAACATGTCGTTCCGATACATGCTGGAACGCCTGAACATGAGCGCACTGTACTTGGAATACGACTACCTGGGCATCTACCTGGTGGGCGATAAGTACAAGAACATGAACGCTGAGAAGATTGTTGGCGTATCGAACGCCTATTCTTTATGGGATGGAGTGTACCGCTGATGAAACTAGAAGCCGGAGAACGGGCCGCATTGATCCAGCTCTTGACGATCAGCGAGGGCAAGTACGACGCGATGCACACGCTGAGGCGGGTAAGGGGCATGGTTGGGTTCGACGCGGGCGAGATGGACAGACTGCGGAATGATGAAAGGATCGAAGCGAAAGAGATCTTTCTGGACGATTGGACGAAGAGTTATATCGCTGATGAACTGCGCCAGGTGGAAGCCGCCGGGAAGCTGGTGATGGACCTACTGCCATTGTATGACAAGTTCGTGTTCGCTGATTTCAGCGACAGGCTGGACAAGATGGACGAGGGGGAAGCGGAGCGCTTGAGGCTGGACCGGGAAGGAAAGAAGACCGTGGCGCTGGTGGGATTGTCATTGCGTTCGTGCGGGATGGCTCCATTCCAAAATTCAGATGTTGAATTATGGGGCGAGAACGAGTCGCACGCATTCGGGTTCTTCAGTAGGGCTACTCGCTGGTTCCAGATCCACAGTTCTTACCGGACTAAGATAGCCAAGCGGGGGATCGTGGGTCATTACGAGTGGCTGAAAGCTAACCCGTGGGGGATCCCGATCTACATGCAGCAAGCTAAGGCGGAGATACCGCACAGCGTGAGCTACCCGCTGGATAGGATCTGCAACGGGATCTTGTGGAATGTGAAGCGGGGGCGAGACCCGATCAAGTATTTCAATAGCTCGTTCGACTACATGATTGCGCTGGCTGTGCTGGAGAAGTTTGAGCGGATCGAGGTGTATGGCTTCGACATGGCTGGGGATAACGAGTATGCGCTCCAGAAGCCGAGCGCCGAGTTCTGGCTGGGGATTGCGAGCCAGAATGCCGAGATCTATTTGCCGGACAACTGCCTGCTGTTGAAGGGCGAGTTGTACGGTGGGAAAGAACAGGGCGCGGGATGGTAAGAGAAAGGAACATGGAATGAGTAAAAGAACAGATCAGAAGATAGCGGACCTCGAGGACCGAGTGAGTAAATTGGAAAACGCAAGAGATATACCCCGCTGTCCAACATGTGGCGCAGAAGTTTATTCTGCTATATGGTCCACAGACACACCTTCCACAATCATCAAGGTATGTGCGAATGGACACAGGTGGGCAGAAGGACTAGCGGCATGGCAGTAAGAGTTGATGAGCTGCTGGATTTCAGAAGCAGGTGTCAGAGGTTGGCACTGGAATACGAAACCGCAGTGCGGGATTATCACGATCTGCTTGTAGCGGCGATTGCGGAAACCGGATTGTCGCGGGAACAACGGATGATTTTTGTCGAGTGGCTTCACGAACTGAAGCTAGAAAAGGATGAGTAACATGAACGAGGCGCGCTTCGATAGCGTATCAGATCACTATATCTTTGTTGTTAATGATTTAGTGCAGAAGATGCAGGACACATCTGGCCTTTGCTTTGAATACTACCGCAGACTTGTTGAATACAACAACGAAGTCTGTCGCCTCAGGAGTCTACTCAAGAAACACGGGATCGACTGGAAAGAGGATCTTGAAGAGTGGGGGGCGTATCTGGAGGCTTACAAGAAAGACATGGAAAGTAGACGCGAACAGAGAAAGGAAGCACAAGATGACTGAGACACGAAAGAAAGTTGTGATGATTGACACAAGCAAGCCGCTCCTGGTAGTGAAAGGCGACCAGGTTGTTGAGGTTCCGCCGGTTGAGGTGGCGGAAGAACTGGAAGCCGTTGAAGATAGCGTCAAGCCGCAGCACCACATCAAGCTTGAAGGTGGCAAGGAAGCGGTCTACGAATACTACGCAGACTGTGTTGACTGCGCTGCCGAAGGGAAGGAGATGCCCGTGTTTGTGTGCAAGACGCACCCGATCCGAGCCGATGAGATGATGGGCAACCAACTTGCCGGGTTCTGGAACGATGGCGGCGGCATATCAACCCCGCTGTGCATGAGGCACTACGCGATCCGGCTGGGGAATATCCCGAAGTCTGATCCAAGTGTTGAATACAAGGTGCTGGAAAGAACATGGTAACGAAAGGAGGAAGACATGCCTAACACACGCAGAGAACTGGACGTGAACCAATGGTGGCTTAAGGGAGGCGTTGACCCGCGCGATTGTCTGGCTGCCTTCCAGCCGATCGGTGCAAGTGGGATCACGCAGAGCTTGCAGAATATCAACGGGCGCGGTGCCAACAATGCCGCCATCGGAGTGACCCCAACGTTCGATAAGAAGACCGGCTGGACGTTCGACGGAGCGACCACCTACCTGACGGTGGGGACTGGCGCGATCAAGTCCGGCGTTCCGCTCTCGATGATCTGCCTGTTCCAAGGCGATGCGATCACCACCCTGTACGACTTGATGCACGTCAGTCATAGCACGGCTGATAGCGGGTTCAAGCTGCAAGCCGCGGGAGCTACCTCGGGTGATCCGGTCAGAGCATTGTCAGAACTGGCAACGACGGAAGTGGTTGCAACCACGGGCACTGGGTTCGTTGCATCGAAATGGTGCGTGGGTGCGGCTGTGTTCTCTGCCGTGGATGCACGGGCGGCATACATCCTGTCGGATAACAGCCGGCGAACCGCCTACAAGAACGTGGTTAACTGGGGTGACAAGGGCGTTGAGACAACCTCCAACACGCCAGTCAATCTGGATGGTACGTATATCGGGAGCGCTTACTCTGGTGCGGGAACAGCCCTGGCGAATGTTCTGGCTGGCAAGATCGGCGCTTGTGCGTTTTACAGCATCGCTCTATCGGATAAGCAGGTGATGGAGATTGGCCTGGCGCTGCACGACCTGGTGCTGATGGCGAATAACTAGGGGTGCGCTATGCCTGACTTCAACAATGATCGAGAGCTAGGTCAGGGCAAGATCGTGTATGCCGTGCGTAATGCACACAAGGGGCTGCCGATCAAGAAGGTTCACACGGGCAAGGGCGACCTGGAGCTGGACAGCCGGGGGCGCTGCATCGTGAAAGACCATGCCCTGGCCGCCGAAATACGAAAGGAGTATCCGCATGATCTGGCGGTTAGCAGGTTGTTTGTGAACGACGCAGCGGACCGGGGGCACAGGTTTCACTTCGGACAGATGCCCGAAATGCCCTGGAAGATTCGGGAAAGACTTGAGCGAGAGCTGCAAGAATTTGAGGAAGGATATGCCAAAAGGTCTGGCGTAACAGTTGAATGGCTGCATAGTCGCGGTCAATTTGGCGCGCCTTGTGATTGTGGCGAAGATGGTTGTAGTGGATGGCAGATGACAAGTCGGCATTTCTTGGAAACAGAGCCGATCTATAAGGTATTCAATCGATGGATCGATGCTCCTATTCTTGAGGTGACACCGGAGGAAGCCTATAAGCTCAGTGATACGGCTGACTTCTATGGTCTGAATAATTACCTCTTCGATGGACAGCCGCAACCTCAAGACGGTGAGATTGGATATAACGATAGCGTGAACAAACGTATTGTAATTAGTCGGCGCATCTGGGACACAGAGCCGACAGAAGGCGGCGAGACCGCGCAGGCTGAAACACCTGCGGAGGCACAACGTACTGATGTAAGTAAGGAGAATGACAATGGCAGGTGAAAGCCAATACACGAACTTCAATGTGGTAGTAAGCGGGGTTCAGGAAGGTGTCACAGCGGCGACGCAGCTCCAGAGTATTCCATGCAACCTGGTGTTGTTCACAGCTGGCGCAACGAACACGGGCAACGTTTGCCTGGGCGGGTCTGGCGTGACGCTATCAACCAACGCGACGAACACGACCGGCGGTCTTGAGCTGGACGCGGGCGTAACGATCGGGCCGCTGCCGGTCAGCAACCTGTCCAATTTCTACTGCATTTGTACCAGCACCGCGGATTATCTGACCTATATGATATTGAGGTAAGAGACCATGAACCCTAATCAAGACGAGGACCCGCTTGGATTTGATCCGATTGCAAGCAGCCATAACAGCGGAGCGACCATCAGCAGCGTGACCACATTAGCCGCACCGGCACACGCAAAGAAGCTGATGATCCAGGCACTGACGCAGAACGTGCGCATCACGCTGGACGGAACGGCTGCAACCACGAGCGTTGGCTTCCAGCTTAAGGCAGGTGACCCGGTTGTGATCTTTCCGCTGGGTCCGCACAGCGTGATTAAGGTGATCGAAGAGACCGCTACCGCGAGCCTGCAATACTGCTTCGGATATTGATATGACAAGATTCCGTCGCATCAAGTCCGCGAAGGTTCAGGCCTCCGATAACACTAACCGGATCACGGTGACATGGATTGGACCGGACGCCGTTGAACGCACCTACACGGTGAACCAGCGCATATTGAACCGCTATGCCACGGCTGAGGCAGCGAAGGCGGCGCTGGACACATGGACGCAGGCTAACTTTGGATACGTGATGAATGACATCTGGCTGCACAAGAACCGGGACGGCGTTACCTGGGCGATTGCAACGGGACAACAACCAACTGTGTGGCCTGAGGATGGGCCAGTAATATGAGCGTGATTGTCGATATTGATCTTGCTACTGACCTGTCCGAGTTTACCAGCACCACTACGGATTCTGGCGATCTATCTCAGGCAGCAGGTGCGGGGCTGGCGGGTACGTCCGGCGGTCTGTCGTGTGTCATCGATGACACCACGGCGATTTTCGGTCAACACGACCTTGCGTCTCCATACAGCACAACCGGTATTCTTAGAGCGCGTTACTATGTCGATCCTAACTCTCTCACCATGGCGAACAACAACAGTTTCGTCATGTTTCGTTGTGATTCTAGTGCTGGTGTGCTTATATACTGCCATTTACGATATGTGACGGGAGAAGGTTATTACATCTACGGAACCACCTACAACGATGTTCCCACGCCAACAAACACAGCATATTACGCGATCACGGATGGAGAACACTACGTAGAGGTTAAGTTAATTCGAGCTACAAATAACGCTTCGTCAGATGGTAGTTTTCAACTTTGGATTGATGGTGCAGATAAAGAAACCATATCCAATATCGACAACTATGACCGATTCGCTGCTTTTAAGACAAGCTATTTAGGGCCAGTAGTCGGTTTGGATGCTGGTACATCTGGAACATTCTACATGGACGAGCTGGTCATCAACGACGACGGCGGAGCGATTGGGCCAGTTGCGGCGGCTGGCGATCCGGAAGGTTCTTTGATTGGCGGCAAGTTGCTGCGCGGCGGCTTGCTAACACATGGCGTACTAGTGAGAGGCTAATATGGGGTACCCTATTTTTTACGTTCCCGCAGGCGATACACTGCCTATCCTGTTCGATTCCTTCGACGGCGGCACGGGCGCAAGCATCACCCTGACCGGGCTGGCTGCGACGGATATCGAGATTTACAAAGACGGATCTACCACGCAGCGGGCGTCCGATGCGGGCTACACCCTGCTGGACACGGACGGGATCGACTTCGACGGCATAACCGGCATTCATGGATTCTCGATTGACACCAGCGATAACACCGATGCGAACTTTTACGCGGTGGGGGCGTGGTATCACGTGGTTGTGTCTGCGGTGACGATTGATGCGCAGACGGTTAACTTTATCGCCGCCGCCTTCAGGATCATGGAAGCGGAAGCCACCGCGGGTGTGCCGGACGTGAACGTGTCGCATATCAGCGATGATGCCACGGCTGCCAACAATGCCGAACTGATGTTCGATGGGACGGGCTACGCGGGCGGTACAACGAAGCTGGACGTGAACACGGCAACCATAACCAATGATGCGATCACCGCTGCCGCGATCCAGAACGGGGCGATTGACGCGGCAACGTTTGCGGCTGGGGCTATCAATGCTGCGGCTATTGCAGATGCGGCTATTGATGCCGCCACGTTCGCTGCTGGTGCGATTAATGCGGCTGCTATCGCTGATGCGGCAATCGATGCTGCTACCTTCGCGGCCGGCGCAATCAATGCGGCAGCCATCGCGACGGATGCGGTGGATGCGGATGC